CGTGGGAATTACCCACGTTGAAACCCCTAGGAGGGACCCGTAAACCGTCAGCGCGCCCCAGCAACGGCCCTCTCGAGGCTGCTGCGTAGGTACTGACCAAAGCGGCGCTGCACGACCTTCTGGCCGATCTGACCCATGGGGAAGCGTGGCCTGTAGGTGGCACGCTGATCGGTGGCGATGAAGTATGGGAACAGCTGCAACCTGCTGCGGCGATAGATGCCAGGTGGGCGGTCGCCTCCCTTGGGTGTGCCGATGAAGAAGCCACCACGGGCTTTACCGCTCAACCCCTTCTGGATGCGCTTGATGGTGGCAAGGCTGACGCCACCCGAGCTATCAAGCTTGACCAATGATGTTGGTTGCAGCTGTGCGCCTGCGGGGATGGTGCGGGTGCCAACGATGCTGCCAAGGAACTTGCGTTCAAAGCCCTTCTGCGGACGTGTACCACCAGCGATGCCAAAGCGCAAGTAGCGGGCACGATCACGGCCTTGCTGATCGTTGGCAAAGACCGTGGCTTCCAGGTTGCGCTTGGTGCTCTTGCTGTACAGGAAGGCGGACTGTGTGAACTTGTTAGGTCGATCGAAGTATTGGCGTGTTGCCCCACCCAGTGCGATGCGCGCATCAAACGCCGTGCTGTTGATTGCTTGGCTGATTGCGAAGGGTAGCTGCTTGGTCATGGTGTCGGTCCACCGTATGGCCTTGGGCAGCTCTGACTGGATGTCGAGGGTGATGGTTGCCATGTGCCAAGGGTAGGTAGTGAGCCGGCCTCGGGGCATCAAAAAGGGTGAATTTGGCGCCTGTCAACCTGCCTACCTCGCCTACGTTGCCCCTATAGCTCCTTTTTCTGTACGCCCTGTCCCTCTCTCTATAAATTAATAAAAGGTTAGTAGGTTAGTAAGGATAGTAAAAGGCCTGCGGTGCATGGGATGTGCGCCTCCCTACCTTATTTTGGAGGTTGGACAAACACCCATTTGTTCCTACCTTCCAACCATGCGCGCTTCTTTTCGTAGCCGAGATCACGCAGGATTGACGCGACCTGCATTTGGTCCGCTCTGCCTTGGCGCTCCACCGGCTTGCCGATCGCCTCGGTCAAAATCAGCTCGCTGCTGATCGCTCTGGCCGATCCGCTATGGCTGTTGAGCCACTCCTGAATAGCTGCCTTCCAGGGGCTATCGACCAGGTAGGTTTCGTTCTCCGCGTCCACCTGTGCGGCGTGGGTGCTGTCGAGGTGGTTGGGTTCACCGTTGCGATATGCGGCAACCGCTGCGCTCCATATGGCGTCACGTTCCAGCAGCAGGCCATCGACGGGGATGTGCGGGGCCGCGAGGACGGGGATGACCCAGAAGCGTCGGTTACCGGTGTCATCGACTAGGAAGCCGGTGTCCCGGTTGGTGCTGCCAACGATGATCGACCGCCTGGGGTAGGACTCGGTGGTGCGCTGGTAGGGCGCGCGAAACAGGTCGGTCTGCTGGGTAAGGAATGCCTTGACTTGGCCGGCGTGCTTGCGGCCGGTGATGTGATCCAGCTCAGCCCACTCCATTAGCCATGAGCGGTGGAGCACCATGAGATCGTCTTTGCTGCCGATGTCGCGTAGGGCATCACTGAACCAGAGTCCGCCGAGGTTGCGCCAGAAGGTGGACTTACCACAACCTTGTGGGCCCATCAGTACGCAGGCTGAGTCGTGCTTGCAGCCGGGTTCAAAGATGCGTCGCACAGCTGCGATGAGCGTGGCCTTGAGCATGGCGTCATAGAGACTGCCGGGCTGGTCCTGTGGCCGTAGGTATGCGGTGGCAAGCGTTTCGATCGAGACAGGTGGCACGTTGTCTGCAACATGATCTAGGTATTCGCGGACTGGATCGTGGGGGTTCTCGAGTGCTACGACGTGCACAGCATCAGCTGCAAGGTCTTTGGTTACCTTGACGCCCTGCTGTGCAAGCTGGAGGTAGAAGTGCTCGATGCGCTCGATGGGTTTTTGATCCAGCTCAATGGTCTGGGTGAAGATGTTCCAGCGAAGGCGATCGGCTAGCTGTTGGCGTAGGAGTGATAGGAGTTCGTTTGATTCAAGCTTGAGGATCTTGTCGGATCGCGGTGTAGGATCAACGGGTTGATGCTCCTGTGGGTGGGAAGCTGATTGCCGCTTGGATGCAACCGGGCGGCTTTTTTCATGGCCGGCGAGATGTGCAAGGGTGCCGAGGGTGACGCCGTGACCGTTGAATGTGCGCCATTTGGCATCACATGCACCGAGCTCGAATTTGCCCGATGCGGTGGACCATTGGATCCAGTCGTTGAGTAGCGAATCATCACCAACGCTGTGAAGCGCCATACCGACCTTGACCCATGCGTCGTAGTCATCGGCATCTGCTGCGGGAATGCGATCAAGAAAATCACGGGCGCGCTGACTTTCTGATTCAGGCAGCCGGAGCAATGGTGTGGGGTCTGGATGCTGTCGCAGCATCTGCTGGAGCAGGGTGGAAGGTGCGACCGCAATCGATAGATCGGATGGACTGCGACCTTTGACCCAGCGATAGGCGCCGGTGATCGGGTGAGCACCTGCAACAACGGATTGGCAACCAGCCCAACGGAGCTCCAGCTGCTCACCTTTTATTGATGATCGAAGCTTGGTGGTTTTGATGGTGGGCCAGAACGGCTCGGGCACCTGATAGATGATCTGCAGGCGGGCATCACGGCCGGAGGTTACGGCCCATGATTTAGGTAGCTCACGAAGTGGTGCGCCGATCTGCTCGAGCACTTCGGATGCGCCGAGGCCATCGTGATCAACGAAGAGCAGGCCACCGGATTGCGGGCCAGCGATGACGCCAACGGCAACGGCGCGACCGGCAAGGATTTCGGCTTGTAGCTGGTCCTTGTTGAGTGGCCGTTTTTGCCATTCGGGCTGATAAGGGCGCTTGTCGTTGCCGACTGCGACGAAGGCCCATGCATCAGGGAGAGCCTGAAGCTGAGCAATGAGCGGGTGGGTGGTCATGGGTGGGGGATTAGCCGACTCATCTTGCCGTATAGGTCGGCAGGTTGGAGAGTAGAAGGTGAGCATCCGTAACAGACCGGGCAATGCCAGCGATGCCACCACCGCGTAGTACCACGTCAAGCCATGCCTGCTGCTCGGGTCGCACCCGGCCGGTGGGTGTCTTCACCTCAATGCTGGTGAACACGGCGAGGCGGGTGCCGACCATGGCCTGAGTGATGGTGACGGTGCGCCAGCCGATTAGGTCAGCGGATCCCTTGGCTAGGCCGAACGTTACGAGCCGACCGGTGCGGGGATCGGGGAGGCTGCCGACCTGGTTGCGGAAGATGCGGGCGTCGGGGTTGGTGCCGAGTGCCAAGCGGATCTGCTGCTGCAGGGTGGTTTCGGCGTTAGCCACATGATCATGAGCGCTGCCTTGCATTGTGGACGTGCTTCGCCCATGCAACAGGATTCTTCATGCCACGGGCTTGGCCAACGGCGATGAGTTGCTGGAGCGTCTGCGCTTTTTTGCGCTCGGTGACACGTTGCTGGACAGCTTCGCGTTTTAGCTCTTGTAGGTCACCATCCTGCTGGCGGATGACGCGGCGTGGAGGTGCGCAGTATGCGCCACATGCGGGGCAGATGAGCGCCGGCTTGAATGCTGCAAAGCACTCGGGGCATGTGCGCACTGATGGCGCTGGTTGACCTGCAGATTGGGCACGGCGCTCCTGATCTGCAAGGGTCCAGTCACGAGGATCATCAGGCCAGCCATGGCGGTGAACGTTGCCGACGTGATCCAACACGATCGCCGCGGCCTTACCTGGCGCCGGCCTGAGCACCCGGCCAACCTGCTGGAGGTAAAGGCCAAGGGACTGGGTAGGGCGTAGCAAGATTGCGCAGCCCGCTGCGGGGCAGTCAAAGCCCTCGGACACCACGTCAACAGTTACTAGCACCTGGATCTCACCGGCTGCGAAGCGAGTCACTAGGGCATCGCGGTCGGTTGTATTTCCTAGAAGGGTGGCTGAGCCAATACCTGCGGCATTGAAGGCATCGCAGACTGATGTGGCGTGCTTGACGTTGCAGCAGAAGGCGATTGCACGTTGACCTGCACCGATGCGTTGGTAGTGGCTGATCGCATCACCGGTGACAGTGGGTCGATCCATACGGTTGGCGGCCTCATCAATGGCGTAATCACCAGCGCGGCGACGAATGCCGGCGAGATCTGCCACTGGTGGTGGGGCATAGATGCGCGCAGGTGTGAGATAGCCGGCGGCGATCAGCCTGGCCGTGGATGGCCCGAGCACCAATTGATCAAACATGGCACCAAGGCCGCGGCCGTCTTGCCTGACCGGGGTGGCGGTGACACCTAAAAGCAGGCTGTTGGGCCAGTGATCAATCACCTTGCGCCATGAGCCAGCGACGGCGTGATGTGCCTCGTCGATCACGATCAGATCAGGCTGGGCGGCGTGCTGAAGGCGACGGATAAGCGTTTGCACCGATGCGACCTGCACTGGTGCGTTTGCAGGAGGGATACCTGCTGCGATGACGCCATGATCGACACCGATAGCTGCAAGTTTTGCGCTGGCCTGATGGATTAGCTCACGGCGGTGGACGAGGATCAAGACCTGGCGACCACGATCTGCTGCCGCTTGGGTGATGGCAGCGAAGATGACGGTCTTGCCCATGCCGGTGGGGGCCACCAGCAATGGGGCGCGTGCGCCGTTGCGATAGGCCATGCGCAGATCGATGATGGCCTGCTGTTGATAGGGGCGAAGTTGCACAATGCGCGTCGATGCCATAGGATGATAGCTCCTGCACCCAGCAATGGACAACACCGACTACCACGCCCACCCAGCGATCAGCAAAAGCCATCTCGACCAAGTGGCGCGCAGCCCGCTGCATTACTGGGCATCCTTCCTCGATCCCAATCGCCAGCCGCGAGAAACCACGCCGGCCATGGCCATCGGCACCGCAGTTCACACCCATGTCTTAGAGCTGGACCAATGGGACGCGCGCTATGCGATTGCACCCGAGAGCATCGACCGTCGCACCAAGATGGGGAAGGCCGAGTGGGAGGTGTTCACCACCGCTGCTACCGGTCGCACGGTGTTGAGCCGCGCTGATGCCGAGCTGGTGATGCGGATGGGCCATGCGGTCTACAGCCACCCAGCCGCGGCGATGCTGCTCAAGCATCTGCCGGGCAAGGCCGAGACCACCCACATGTGGGACGATGCCGCCACTGGCTTGCAGTGCAAGTGCCGGCCGGACTGGCTGACTGATGACGGCAGCCTGATCATTGACTTGAAGACGACCGAGGATGCGAGCCCGGCTGGATTCCGCAAGTCGATCGCCAATTGGCGATACCACGTCCAAGCGGCTTGGTATCTGAACGGCATCGAGCAGGCCACCGGCACCCGGCCCGATCAGTTCATCTTCATCTGCGTTGAGAAGAAGGCGCCGTTCGCGGTGGCCGTCTATGCGGCGGATGCGGAGATGATCCAGATCGGCAACGAGGCAGCAGCCCGCGACCTCGACGTGCTTGCCACCTGCAAAGCGGCTGGCGCGTGGCCGGGCTACAGCGATCAGATCGAAACCATCAACCTGCCCAGCTGGATGCGGCCGCGGCCTGATGGATCTATGCCACAGCAACCACCCACCGAGATCGAGACTTACTGATGGACAGCACAGCATTGACAACAACCACCCCGCAGGGTGTGTTCAGCGGCATCCAAGCATTTGAGGAAGCCCAGCGGATCGCAAAGGCGCTGGCCAGCAGCACGCTGATTCCGCAGCAGTTCCAGGGGCAGGCGGGTTACGCCAACTGCTTGGTGGCGCTGAACATCAGCCGGCGGATGGGCATGGACCCGCTGATGGTTATGCAGAATCTGCATATCATCCATGGCCGCCCGAGCTGGAGCAGCCAGTTCATCATCGGCCTGGTCAACGGCTGCGGTCGCTTCAGCCCGTTGCGGTACGACATCAGCGGCAAAGGCGACACGCTGGCCTGCACCGCGGTAGCTACTGAGCTGCGCACCGGCGAGGAGCTGCGCGGCCCTGAGGTGACGATGGCGATGGCCAAGCGTGAAGGATGGGCAACCAAAAGCGGCAGCAAGTGGGCAACAATGCCCGATCTGATGATCCGTTACCGAGCCGCGGCATTCTGGGGCAGGCTGTTCATCCCCGAGCTGCTGGTCGGCATCCAGACTCAAGAGGAAGTGCTGGACATTGAGCCGGTGACGGTAACTGCTGAGCCACGGGTGGAGGTGGCTGACCTAAACAAAAAGATTGCGGAGGTGCCCAACGATGACGACGACATCTTCTGAGTTTTTGACGGATCAGCAACTGGCAGCGCGATGGCAAATCCATCGCCAGACCTTGCTGCGATGGCGCCGGCAATCAACCGGGCCAGTTTATGTGCGCATTGAAGGGCGCGTGCTCTATCCCCTGGCCGAGGTGGAGCAATACGAAAAGGCCAACACCATTACCCACGAACAACCGTGACTTTCAAAACCAAAGGCGCCATCTTCAAGAACACACCTGAGAAGCTGCAGCAGCGGCTTGGCGATCGCTATGACGCCGGGAAAAAATATCCCGATGTCGATGGCGTGTTTGGCATTAAGGAAGAAGACCGGATGGCGTTTGCCAGCTATGTGATGAACGCCGAGCCGAACGACAAAGGTGAGATCCCGGTTCGGATCACGGGCTACAACAACACCAGCCAGTCGGGGGTGAAGTATCTTGGGTTGACGATCGAGCCTGACTACAAAACCCAGAAGGGGATTGAGGAAAAGCTGGCTGCTGCAGGTGCTGCCCAGAGCTTGGCTACTGCCACTGATGGCGTGGTGGTTGCTGTGAATGATGACGACCTGTTCTAGTGCTGCATGATGTGCAGCTCCAGCCGTGCGATCTCATGCACGGCTGATTGAAGGAGTTGCTGCTGTCGGTAGTTTTGCCGCAGGAGCATGGCCGCTAGGTTGCCGCTGTCTGGAGCATTTTCCAGACGACGGCAGTCTTCCTCAAGTTTAAAGAGCTTTTCGGGGGGGATATCAATCGCCATCCACTGTCCAAAGTTCATTTGTCCGGGGCAGATTGCCCCATGTTGCCCATGAATTGCCCAGTTTGCAGTCACCCTCGCCACCGCGCAGTGGTGACGAACAGCCAGATGGCTGACCAGACGGTGCGCAAACGTGCGTGCGAGAACTGCGGAAATGTCTGGTACACGGTGGAGGTGACGGTGCCGAGCTATGCAGTGGGGTGGAGCGCTAGGCATTTGCGAAAGCCGGTGCTGCGGGTGCCTATTGACGTAACGGTGGGTCACACGCGAATGCGGGCAAGCCATGAGGAAGCGCAGGATCAGCTGGCCAACCTGACGCAGGAAGCAAACGAGCGATCATCGGCACGGGCCGACGCACGTCACGGATTGTGACAGAGGGGATGGCGTAATGCGCCGTCTGCGGTGTATGATTCATGCATCGGAGGCAACCGCCTCCACCCACGCATCACCATGATTGCTACCACTTTCCTTTTGATCTGGAAGCTGCTGCTGCCACTGCTGGTGCTGGTCGCCTTGATCGACTGGCTCACTGCTTCCGACAATCGCCGCATCCGAATCTTGCGCAGCACCGGCCTTAGCCAGCGCGCCATTGCAGACCGCCTCAACCTGTCCCGCTACCGCGTCCGTCAGGCGCTTGCATCATGATCACGAATCCTTGGGTCAACCGCATCACCGCCTTGGTGGTGCTCGCCGCTATCTACGCAGCTGGATATGCCGGCGGCAAAGAAGCAGCCATCCAAGCCCACCAAAACCACCCTGCTTGCCACGGCAACCTAAAGCCATGACAAAACCGACCACTGACGATTTAATGAAAGCCTTGTATGAAGTAAGCCTTTTACTTGGCGTCACATTAAATCGACATGAAAAAAAAGCTGTTGAAAATGCAATTTTTGATCTTTTTAAGGATCACATGCTTAAACACGCTGGTACAGGATGGATGAGTAAGGCCGGTGTAATCCAAAAAGCACTTGCGGAACTGCCATGACCACCACCACCAAGATGCGGCGCTTTTACTTCCAGATCCGCTCAGCCAATGTGATCGAGTGCATCTGGGCGCACAGTTTGATCGATGCCAAAGCCAAGGCTGCACTCACATGGATGCCGTGGTGGCAAGAGCTGGAATGGCTCAACCCTGAAAACATCGACGACATCTGGAGCAATGACTGATTACCCGATCACCCCACCGCCTGAGTTGCGTTGCCAGTGGCAGTCAGAATCTCCGTTCAGAGTCATCAGTGTTGAACGAGAGGACTACATGATCGACCTCGCCGCCCAATGGGGCGCCGACCAAGAGCTGGAGGCGTGTTGTGACACTCTGCAGCGCCATGCGCACTGGGATCTTGCCGTCTGCGAGCTCATGGCGGACCGCCGCCCCAAGCCGCCGAGCTTGAAGGATCAGGCGCTGGAAGAACTGGAGCAGCTCAGGGGCGATGCCAACTCAATGGGCATGGGATTCGACGCTCCTGCCATCCGCCGCGCCCTGGAGGCCCTCGATGACTAAGCCACACCGCGCCACGCCTGAGCAGTGGGCTCAGCAAGCGCTTTGGGTAGAGACTTACGAAGACAGCTCTTGCATCATGGAGCTGTTGCACCGCATCGAGGCGCTGGAGGCTGCGCAGCAGAAGATCCGCTCTGGCCCTGAATCACCCCTGGTTGAGCGGGTAGCTGATGCCATCGCAGCACAGGCAACATCTGCTGGCATCGTCAACGACCGCCCAGCCCGCGCCGCGATCCTTGAGGTGGCGGCGTGGTTGCGGAAGGTTCCATGGCCCAATGCTGCCACCGCCCTTGAGAAGGAGGTCGAGCGATGAGCACCGACTTCCGCGCCCTGTGCGCTGAGTTGCTGACTGATTACGAGCAAAACCGATTCCGAGCGGAGCTTGCTGCCGAAGCCCGCGCCGTCCTTGCCCGCTGGGGCAACTATCCGGTAAAACCAGATAGTTCACCTGCTTACCAGCCCGAGCCGGTGGCGCCGACTGATGAGGATCTTGAGGATCTTGCTGAAGTTATGAACGTGAGTGGCAACCCAGTCCCGGCAATGCGCCGTGCACTAGAGCTTTGGGGCACACCCGCCATCAAGCCGGTGGCGGTCGCTGAGCGGTTACCGGAGCCTGATGATTGCAATGCGGAAGGTGGGTGCTGGTTTTGGCACCCCGGCCACAAGGAAGATGACTTCATTGATGGCTGGATCTTGCTTGATCCCAAATGGGCAGGTAGCCGCCGCGATTCCGACGACTGGCTGATCTACACCCACTGGCTCCCCCACCACGCCATCCCCACCCCCGAGACCAATGACTGACCACCGCGCCAAGCTGGAGGCATTGATCACCGACTCGAGCCTTTACAAAGCAGGACAGCAGGATGAGCGGCTGCGGCTGTGCTCGTTGCTTGATCTGCGTCTAGAACTGCTAGGCAATCTTCATGGCTTGCAGGCTGCTGCCTGCCGCAAGGAGTTGCTCATGATCCGTCAAGCATTGCAAGATCAACAATGATCCGCGTTCAACTTGACCAGCAGCGCGCCGACATGCTCGACGCGCTTTATGCCTCCAGCGGCCGCACCTGCGGCACTTACACCGGGTTGTGGGAGGAGTTTTGCCGCGACATCGCCGCCAACTTCCGCGACACCTCCTACCCAGAACTTCACGCTGCCTGCGTGCAAGCCATCGGTGGTACTGAAAGCATTCTTGCCGAAAAGCACGCGCAGCAGTGCATTGCTGTCTGTCGTCAATATGTGCTCGGGAGGTGGGCGTGATCCAGCCGGAGTTCTTGGCGCAGCTGCGGCGTCGATACCGCCCTGAGCTGCTGCTGGTGCTGGTGCAGCTGGAGCAGCTTTGCCCAGCGTTTTGGCCTGACATAGCCGATCTGGCTGAGCAGCTTGGCACCGATCGCGCCACGCTCAACCGCTCGCTGCGGAAGCTGGAAGATCAGCAGCTGCTGCGACGCGTCAGCGTCGGCAACGGTGGCGGGACTTGGGTCTGGTGGGTGGCGCGCCAGCACGGTGAGCAACCGCCTGTAGATGCCGAGCCTGCCTGGGTGGTGCGCGACGTGCGCGCGCAGCGAACGCAGCGGATAACGGTCACCGAGCGATGGGACTGGGCACGGCGTCATGGCATCCCACGCGGCACAATGCGCAACTTTCTGACAGGTGGTCAGCTTGTGATGCGTGAGCGCTGGCGGCTGGTCGCTACCCCATACGACGAGCTGGCGGCATGAACGATCCAGTGAACCATCCCGAGCACTACACCGCCGGCCGCTTTGAGGCGATCGACGTGATCGAAGATGCGGTGCAGCACGCGCCCGACCCAATACTCGGTGCACTGCAATGGCAGGCGCTCAAGTATCTTCTGCGGATGTGGGGCAAGGGTAACCCTGCTCAAGATGCCGCAAAGGCCCAGTGGTATCTCACCCGGTTACTTGCCAAACTAGAGCCATGATCCTCCCCAACCTGTCACTGCTGGATCGCCTGGCGATTTGGGTGTTGCACCACAGCCCACGGGTGAGCTTGCTGGTGGTGAAAGATAAGTTTTGGCCTGACGTGTTTTTTGCTGCCGATCAAACTGATCCGATTGCGCGCACTGTATTTGAGCGCAGCATGGAGCAGGAGCAAGATCCACTCAGCATGGTGTTTGAGCGTATTTATCACCAGCCAGCGCACGGCGAAGACGAATGATCTCCTTGCACGCTGGCCGCCTGCTTTTAATTTGCGAGCGGTCGAGCCAGACGTGGCACGCGCACATCACAATCGGGCCAAAGCCTGAGCACCATCTGGTGGTTGACACCGGCACGGTTGACCTGCGCCAGGCAATGGAGCGCGGCCACTGGCACTATGCGGCATTCAAGGCTAAGGCGCGGCCGGTGGAGCCCGATGCCAAGGTGATGTGTTGGGATTGCATCCACTGGACACCTGGCGGCCGCGGCCGATGTGAGATTGACATCCCCGAGTGCCGCCAAACTGGTGGCAGGTTTGCGCCTAACTGCGCAGTATTTACGCCATGCCCGAGCCCAAAGTAGTCAGCAGCGTCGATCCATGCCCTGGCGTGACGGTGGAGGTGCTGGAACCTGCTGATGGTGGGGAGCTGTATTACCGCACCTGCACGACCGGGACCTGCCGCTACAGCTCAGATCTGTGGCAGGCGATGCTCTACGCCGAGCAGCTAGCAGCAGCCGCTGAGCCACTGGACGATCGACCACTCACGCTCAGCTGACCAGAACGACTGCTGGCGATACCAGTCCACCCAATGCTTGTCGCTTTTCTGGCTGTTGCACATCAGGCAGCAGCTGACGAGGTTGGTGCGGTGATGGATGCCGCCGAGTGCTTTGGGCACTACATGGTCAAGGGTGGGACTGCGATTCAGCTCGTCGCCGCAGTAAGCGCACTGGTAGTTCCATGAGAGGTGGATCTGATCGCGCGCAGATTTGCGGGTGACCAGCTGCGTCTCTTCAATCCGGTGTTCCATCGTCCTGGCCAGGCAACAGGAAAGAGGAAACGTCGAGGTCCACGATGTCGTCATCGCTGGGGATGAACTCCGCCAGCTGGCTGTAAATGTCGGCCGGCAGTTCCTCGGGCTCGGTATCGGAGCGGATGATCAGCTTGGCGTTGATCTCGACCAGGTAAGCCCGCATGGCCAGAAGCCCGGCTAAACCAACGGTAACGGGTGAGACTGGATCGGCTTGTGCCCTCTCCCATGACCCGCCAGCTCGATCCTGAATACGACTACATCCCTGAGGATCTGCCCGATGATGATGACGACCAAGATCACCCCAGCCTTACGCCTGAGCAGCGCAACCCAACCCTGAAATGACCTACATCCTCGATCTTGGCATCTGGCACGTCGGGCCGTTCCCGACTCACATCTGCGCGCAACACTGGGCCGAAACCCACGGCGTTGATGATTACCGGATGATCCCGCTAGATGACCCGGCAGAAGCGCCGGCAAGGATCAGCCGGCTGCAAATCACCCTCGACTAGCGGTTACCTGCTGATCGTTGTTGTAGCGGCCTGTTTCCCGGTAGGTGCGCTCAGGCTCGCCGGCGATGACGTGGAAGACCATCTGCCCGATCTTCATGCCAGGCCACAGCGCGATGTTGTGAAAGCGGCGGCTGTTGTGCAGCTCCAGCGTTAGCCGGCTGCCATGCCACCCTGGATCGCAATAACCGGCCAGCAGGTGCTCCAGCCCTTCACGGGCACGGCTGGACTTGAGCACAAACTGCGCCGCGATGTGGTCGGGCAGGTTGAAGATCTCCTGTGTCTCCGCCAAACAGAACTCACCCGGCGTCATCCAGTACGGGTCCGCCTGCGTGTGGTGGCCGATGCCGAGGATCTGCAGCTCGGGGCGCTCAGGCACCTCGATCATCAACCGATCGCCCAGCAGCACATCGAGGCTGGCGGGGTTCTGCAGGTCGGCGTTGTACGGCACCACCATCGCCGCCTGGCGACAGAGGCGGGCGATCTCATGGTCTGGAATGATCATTCAGGCTCAGTAGTCCCAGCGGACTCTAGGCCTACCCTTGCGGATGCCAAGGTGAACGAAGCCTTTAGCTGCGCCGTATCCAACGCTGTAGGGCCATTCACGATCCACCCATGCCTGGACCGCGTTGATGTCTGCGCCGTCAACGTAGAAGTCCACAGCACCTACTCCCGGCGCGTCATAGAGGTGCTCGCTGTTGCTGGCGCCACCCACGGATCTGTTGATGGCCGGTGGCCGGTGGCCCGAGGTGATTGTGATGCGCTTGCCTCCAAACTGGACGCGCACCTTTTCCAAAAACGTCGCCAGCTCTGCAGCGGTGTCCACCTGGTGCTGCGCCACGAAACGCCGGGCCGGCTCACCTAGGGCAAACTCGCCAAGGGTGAAGTGCTGCGACAGCTTGGTGCTAAACGGGTCGCTGGGCTTGACCTTGGCGGGGCGAGGTGGCGGCGGGGGTGGCTGCGTGCCAGTCCATAGGGCGCCTTCCGCGATGCGGCGCCGCTTGAGGCCGGCTTCGACGTTGGTGCCCGGATTGCGGTAGAGGAGCAAGGCAGCGGGCACTGCAGCCCAGTCCTTTTCGCGCAGCTCGCGGCTGATGGTTTCAAAGCCTGGCGCGCCATAGAAGCCGCTGCCAAGGTTGTAGGCGAAGCTGATCAGCGCGCACTTCTGATGATCGGCCATCTCGCCCCATGCGGGGATTGAGGCGCGCAGCTTTTCAGCAATGCGGTCCACCTCCTGGCGGAGCAGCATGTCCGCCTCGATAACGTTGATCTTGTCGCCCTGCTTGACCTTGCGGCCGTCGCTGTAGCGGGTGGTGCCATAGCCGATCGTTGCCACGTCCCAGCCGTGCAGCGGGTCGGCGTAGGCCTCAAGGTGGCAGCCCTCGAACTCCTTGATGATCTTCAGCGCTGCGGCCAGGTCGGACTGCTTGCCGTCTTGGCTCCATGTTTGGAACCATGCCCGGTCGCGGCGCATGGCCACGGCATAGCCGTTTACCGCTAGATCCTGTTCCAGCATTTCAATCGCGGCCGACTGGTGCGGCAGTTTTCGATAGAAACGGAACAGCTGCTCTAACGTGATCGGTGCGGCGGTCATCGCTTGATGTTGCGGAGGGCAGCCTTGATGGGGTCGTAGAGGCCGAGCACGGCGCTCACTTGGGTGGCGGTAGCAATGTGGCCGAGCTTTTCTTCGATGGCGTCAGTTACGACAGCTTGCACCGCTAGTGGCTGGGCGTGATCTACCAACATAGATGGCAGCTCAATGTCGAGCTTGGCGAAGATTGCGGGCAGCTCTTTGCGGAGCGCACGATCCACCGCCAGCTTGAGCAGGGTGCGACCTAGATCTAGTGCAATGGTACGGAAGATGTTGGTCATTGCGGTGACTTGGTGAGGATGCCGCCAATCCAACCAGCGGCTGTACCTACCGCAGCATAGACAGCTGAAGACTGCGGATCACAGTTGGATGGCGTGCGAACACGGCAAACGGTAAGGTCGATACCGCCAATGGTGATGCCTGCTGCTAGCAGCCCCACTAAGCAGCGAAGTAGGTAGCTGCGTTCATTCATCTGCCTTCAAGCTTGCTGACGCGCTGCTCGACTGCGTTAAGGCGGGTATAGGTTTCGCGGCGGTCATCCTTTATGTCGACGTGCATTGCTTCTAGCTGTAAGGCAATGTGCTCCACTGCGGAAGTAAGGCGGATGACAGCATCACGCGCTTCATCGTTGCGCTTGCCGAAGCCCATCGCGCCCATCGCAGCCACGCTGATGGATGCTCCAGCGATAGCAGCGATGACCTCGATCATGGTGTCATGCTAGCCGTTAAGCCCACGACCCGACAGAAGTATTGGCGCCAGCGGCGCCGATGGGCCAGATAGCGAAAAAAGACCCTGCGACTGTGGAATAGGCGCCACCTGGCGCTGCGGATAACTTGTACTGGGGGATAAACGTGCCGCCAGCGTCAATGCTTACCGTGCCGTGGTAAGTGTAACCATATTGAATTGTTGATAGAGTGGTCGCTGACGTAAGATTTGCAATCGTTGCAATCGTAATGTGAGAAGCGCTTGTAGTGCCTGTGCCAACGGTTGGAGGAGCAACAGTAGCTCCAGTCACATAAGCAGTGTAGAAAATATTGTTAAGAGTGGCGGTGCCACCAAATAGTATCCCTAGTGTGTGGCTCGTCGTGCCCGCTGTTTTTGAAAGCAAAAAGTCAGCCGTAAAAGCGTAAACGGTGCCTGCCTGTAGCGTTACGCCAACATTAAACAGTGACTGCGCGGTAGAACTATTTGCCCCAGCAAAATTACTATTTAACCTATAAAACATCATTGACGGCGATACGCCGCGACTGGCTGGTGTGGAATAAAGCACGTTGCCGTCAAACTCGACAGCGCCGGCAGCTGCTGTCGTTAGGTTAGTGCCTGACTGCAGTTTTAGCGGCGCGTTTGACGTCGTGCCAGCAGGAAGGGCAATGGGCGTGAGAAAGTTACGGCTCATCAGCCAATCACCACTACGCGGTAGGCGTTAGACGTAGGAGCAGTGGCAAACACCACTGCCACAGTGTTTACGCCCGTGCGCTGTACATCCACTTCCACGTCGTCGTAGTCGCCTGAGTTAGGGAATACCCGCACAATCACGTCTCTCGTATTCAAGTTGTGAGTCACGGTATAACTGGTGGCGCTGCCGTCACCAACGCTGCTGGATACTTTACGCAGACGGCCAGACCAGTTGGCCAACTTGAGTGGGGTGACGATGCGAGCGTCGTCGGTGCCGGTGTCGGTTTCGGCTTGCGTTGCCAGTTCAGCAATGCCTGCGGTGCTCTCGCTGGCGGCGGGTGCTGCAGTTCCAAAAGCAACCCAGCTGATCGAGCTGCTGCCGATGGTGCCGTTGATTTGATCTTGGCGCCATGTCGTAGCAGCGCTGGTGCCTTCCTCGACGGTGGTGACGGCTTGCTCCAGCTCGGCAAAAGTGCTTGCATCTAGCGAGCGGGTCATGGCGGTGCTAGCGCCGTTCCAGACGTAGATGCCGTTTTCGGATGCGGTGGATTGCGCTCGCACCAGCACCCGATCTTGGCTGGCCATCGTGATGCCATCAATAGTGGCGCCAGGGCTGCTCAGGTTGAGGTTTGACTGGGTGGAAACACGGCAACTGTCTTTCCATGCCAAGCCCTCTACTAGCGAGTCCACATAGGACTTGGATACAGCATCACCCGATGCGCTTGGTGATGGAACATTGATGACCTTTGACGTGCTTTGCAGGTCTAGGTCGGTAAAAAACTTTCGTGCCATGTCAGATCAGACGGGCTAACCCAGCGGACGCTGGATTCAGTGTAACAACAGTTTGGTTGACCGATGGATGCGTCACATCTCCGTCAATTTCCTGACTACCAGCATCAAGCAGCTCAACTGATGGCCTATAACCAAGGTTATGGTTGATAGTCCATGTAGTTGCGGGTGAAGCCTGCTCAAAAACAAACGCAGCTCCACCTGCCGGCCCTTGCGGACCTTGAGTAACTGCTGTAACAGTGCTAGTAACAGGAACCGTGACAATCGTGCTGCTGCCGTTTTCAGTAACGGTGACAGTGTTGGTTACGGCGCTGACGTTTACGGTAGTCATGCAGTGTAACCCTCGGACACATAGATAGTGCCTTCAAGGTAATACTCCTTTAGGCCGGAAGGGTTGGTTAACAGTACGTCGTAATATGCTTCATCAGGAAATATAGTTGTTTGTTCGTCTGTCAGAGCGATGGCGATGGTGCCAGTCGCGCGGTTTGTGTAGGTAACCGTGAAATCGGCGTATTTCGTCGTGCGGGCTTGGTTCCAGGCTTGTGCGGCGACGATCCAGCCGGTTAAGTTGATTGCTGCGTCAGTGCTGTCTTTGAACTGCAGCGTGATGCTGTAGTCCGCCCGGCGTTGCAGGCTGATATTGTAGATGCCGGGTGAGATGGCCATGGTGCCAGTCTACCTACTTACCTTGGCCACGGCATACCTTGAGCCGTGGTCGGTGTGCGCTGCTGGTCAATCTGCGCTTGTAGGGCAGCTTCAATCTCGGTGACCTTCTCGGCGCCACCAAGCTTGTCCTGCACCCAGCCGATGACGATCTCGGGGGTGAGGTCAGCGTAAGGGATGACGTCACCTTCAGGCTGCTCCAGGCCGATGGAGCCGTAGGCAGAGCTGGCGTAGGTGCCGTCGCTTGCGGCCACGGTGTAATGGACCGTGAACACAATGCCGTCAGCGGTGTGGCGTTCCATCTGGGCAACGCCCCAGGTGTAGTCAGTGGTGGTAGTCATGGGCTAGGCGGGGGTAGGTAAATTGTAGCTGGGACTAGCGTGTTTAGTAAGTGATCATTAAGGTGCCGTCCGACTTGCGGTAGACATCACCAGCGACAAGGCCGCCAGCTAGTGCGGCAGTGTTGTCGGCGTAGGTAGCAACGTTTGAGAAATTAATCGTGCCGTTGCTCTTAATCCTCATCCGCTCTGTAGGACTAGCCGCGCCGTCTGCCGTAGTGGAGAACACTAATCTCGACGGAAGATCATTCGCTCCAGGGGTGCCATCTACCTCACATTGAATACGCGCACCTTCAACAAGCTCCGAGCCATCAGCGCCTTGGAAAGAAACAGCACCAAGCAGATCATTATTCGATACCACTGTTGCGCTGCCTGCTGCAGTTCCCCTGCTTTTCCCAAGAACAAAAATCGACTGCGCGTCGTCATTGCTGTTATGAACCAGAGACAAAGCTCGTGCGCTATTTCCCGTCGTTTCCAACTGAACAGTTGGAGTAATACCTACGTTATTGAATAAATTGCTACGCGCAGAAGACGTGCCAACTAAGAGCCTGCCCGAGCCGTCGATGCGGAGGCGTTCGGCATAGCTGGCGCTTGAATCAGTAAATCGTAAAGCAGATAAGTATCCTATTTGAGCGCCATTACTGTCTACAGTAAATAAAAAACTTCGGTTAGTTGAACTGTACGCCGTCCACATTGTTAGGCTTGGGTTATAAATGCCATTACCTTGGCGACCGATCTGAACATCCGTATTAGCTACATCGCTATAAAAACGTGCCGTAGACCCATAAACATCTAGCGTCGCGCCAGGGCTCGTAGTGCCAATCCCTACGTTGCCCGAGCTGTCGATGCGCATAGCCTCGACACCACCTTCAACAAATGCCAGCGTGTCTGCACTAGGGCTGTAGATGCCGGTGTTGGCATCGCTTTCAAAGGCGATACTGGGTGCAGCGGCAGTGCCATCAGGCATCCCGCGCATCAGTTCCTCGATGGTGATGCGTTTGTTCTTGGTGGCCGCCGCCGCTTCGCTGATGTCAACGATAGGCAAAAAGTCACCCGACGCTGGTGTAGTCAGTGCTGTCAGGTCTGAAATCTTACGGTCAGCCATGGCTTGTGTTGTGGTGGGTACTGGCGTTGACTACGCGCCTTCAAGGGCTAACTTGATCTCATCCGTAGTTTCAGCCACATTGATTGCATCTTGAATCAAGGCGTACTTTTCACGGATTGACTGACGTGATGTCTCAGCTTCTACAGCGCTGACGCCGGGGATTTGTTTAACGATGATTTCGTCAAAAGGATGGAACTCCTCAGCACGTTTGGCGCGGCGGGTGTCATGGCCAATCGCTTTGCACTGGCCAAGGTCGTGCTCGATGCAGTCGTTACCGATCACCCATGCATTGCGGAAGGTGCGGTCGCTGGGGACATCAGCAGCGTCGATGATCATGTACGAAACGCCGGGTGGCACATCCTTTAGCGCTAGCTCAACGGAGCCGGCTGGGATGATGACGGCAACACCGCCGGATTCGGCTTGAAAAATAATGCGTTGAGTGGTCATGGCAGGTTAGCGGAAGATGGAAACGGAAACGTCATTGAAGTCTGTAACTGTTCCGCTAGATCCAGCTCCAGTGCCGATGCGAACAGCTGAAGATGTTTTGGTCGTAGCGGCTGAGCTAGTGCTTGCAGATTGTACGTTTAACACTGCTTGAATGTTGGCCACCCCGTAGGAGTTAAGCACTCCAACAATTGAATAATTTGCATCCGCCAACGCCGTCGTGAAGTTCACCGTATAATCACCCACACCATTGTCAGTAATCGAGCTGACATTACCACTTGCCCGGATCGCTACCGTGCCGGTGCCGTTGAAGTTCACCCAGGCGCGGCATCCATATGCCACAGCAGCGGAGCCGTAGCCGGAGTTAAATGAAAAGTCGCCAGAGCTTGATACCCTTATCCGCTCCGTGCCCGCTGTCGATGCCGCAAGTGTGTCTGCTGCTGGGCTCCAAAATCCAGTGTTGAGATCACCAGTGAACGTCAGCGACGGGGTGCCGACTGCTCCAAGGGGGACATCAACTGCCAGCGTTGAGCTAACTGCGGTGGTGCTGACGGCTAAGCGGCTAGTCCCGCCCGTGGTGATTGCTAGTTGATCCGCTCCGGGTGAGACCAATCCTGTGTTAAGGTCGCCTGATACGGCAATGCCTGGCAGTGCTGCAGTGCCTGCTGTGACGGCCAGCACACCCGTCATGGTGCCGCCAGCCAATGACAGCAGCCCAAGGTTGGTGCTTGCCAGTGTGCCAACAGTTACCCATGCGCTGTTGGCCGCATTGCGGATTTTGAGCAGCCCTGTCGTCGTATCTGCCCACGTCATGTAGGCAACGGTTTCAGGTGGCGACGTGGCGCTACTGTTTTGCGAAAACAGCGCCAGCATGGCATCGTTCAGGTCAGCGCGGACTGCTGAACCACTGCCGTTTGGAATTATGTCTGTACCTATCCAGTCGTATGTGGGCATGGATTACGAGCCTTTGCCATATCCTACAGCCGACCACGCAAAAAGACGATCCACTGCGGTGCCACCGCTATTGCGGAAGGTCACGTCAAACCCGCTGCTGCTGACGTTGGTCACGTTGAAATAGTCACCAGATTGCAGGTTTTGAGCTGTAATACCAATAGATGGCAAGATGCTGTTAACGCCGCCAAGCACTGCCGAGCCAGTCCAGAAGGGACTGCCAAAAGCAATGCTCTTGGTAGCAGCTCCGCTTTGCTCCGCCAGCACTGAGCTTTCAATACGACGCTGGAACGATGCCTTGTAGCCCAGCTCATAGCAGGCAAAAGCCTGGGACAATGTGAAAGCAGTGGCATCCAGCTTGAACTCAAATGCCCGTGCCGTAAATGTGCCGTTACCAAATTCTTGGTAGTCGCTCCATGTTGGTGAGGCAGTTGGGTTGTCGTCGGTGGTGCGTACGCAGACCTTGGAGTTGACCTGATCCGCTACAGCGCCTTCAAAATCCACCCATGTATCAATGAGGTCGGTGCGTTCGTCAATTAGATCGGATGGGTAAAACCCACCGGCAATAAGATGACGCCGTAGATCCAGTGAATACTTAGCGCCAAGGTCCAGCACTTCGGTGAACACATAGTTGCCAGTGGCGGCAATATCGCCGTAGTAGTCAAGATCCAGCAGCAGGTCTAGATCGGTAATGGTGTCAAATAATGTTGAGCCACCCAGCGTAATGGCGTCGTACTCAGTGCTGTAAAACAGGTTGGTGAACTCACCTTGAAATGGAGGGTCAGTGGTGTCCTCGCGTTTGTCCAGCACTAAAAACGCACTAAGGGGATCAGGTAGGCCAACAACGACGCTGGCCTCGCCAATGCTTTGCTTACCGCTGCTATCTTCAAACTTGACGATGTACTCGCCTTCAACCATCGGCACAATCGCCTCAGTGCTGTATCCAGGCACTGCAGGGATTAAATCCTGCGAGTTGGTCCAAGAGCCGGTGCCGTCTGCAATGCTGGTATGGCGGATGTGAACGCGACCGCCTACTTTTACATCGAGATCGGTTGCGGCATCCCACCGCAGACGTGCTGAGTTGGCGCTGATTTGTTCAATTGTCAGATTTCCTACATTGGCGGGCTCAGCTAATTTGCCCCGTGCTGATACATCAAGGCGGGCTGGTTCTGCCGATAGGCGCAATCCAGCATTAACACCATAAATCAATACTTCATAGTCACCTGGCGTCGTGTCATATATGACGTACTCCTGTGTGGTGACGTAGCTTTGCGCCCAGTTACCATTTGCTCTGCGCCATTTTACAATATATTGCACCGCATTAGTGCGGCCATCATCGTCTATGGATGCCAACCAGCTAATGATTAGTTTGGACAGTACCTGCCCAGACTCTTCGTACAGCACCTCCACAAATGTCGGTGCTCGCGGCGCAGTTGCTGGTTTGTTCAGGTCGGTGATGTCACGCTGCTCTAGTGCTGTGCCACGCTCGATGTAGTCGTATTTACTAGCGTTATAGGCAATAGCGCTGATGGCATAGTTGCTGCCGTCTTGCTCCGCGACGCTGAGCACTCGCCATGTTGAGGTTTGGATGTTGCTGGTTTGATAGATCCAAACGGTATTAACGTTAGGCGTTGCAGAGAACGCTGCGCTGACGGTAATGACATTACCAACAATGGTTGAGATAGAGCGAGTTTCAACGCTGCCATCTGGCATGATTACAGATAGATCAGCGCCCGCAGCGGTGAGGCCGGTGGCATCATCTGCTGTGATAGCAGTGGTTGTTGCAGCGGAAATGCGGCCACCACGACGGGCGCCAGTCTTGACAGGATCTGCTACTTCAATGATTTGTCCTGGTCTGACCACCACGCCGGCATCAATCGAGGCGGTAAAGCTGATAATCTCACCTTCGTAGCGGTTCGAGTAGAGAAGCCATTCACCAATGCGATACGCTTGCCCGCGACTGGTACAGGCGAAAGCACTAATTTCAGTTTTTACAACGCCGTAGTTGGCAATGCCTTCTGCGTCTTCGACTGCTTCGTATGCAATATCACGACTGTTGAGATCTAGGTAACTAACGATACAAACCGTGGGGCGCGTTTTGCGGCTAGCGCCTTGGTAACTGAAACCCTCTTCGGTAATATTTGCCAGCGTAAACAAGTAAGCGGTATCAGCAGGTTTATCTTGGCTGATGGTTAATGCGCCAGTGCTCCAATACGGCATTACCCGCATAATGGAACACATATCGTTGATAAGTTTGTACGCTTCTTCTGCTGTTTGGATGTTGACGTTACAACTAAAGCGCGGCTCTTCTCCGCCAAAACCATCGGGCACCAACGCTGATGCGTATTTGCTAGCGGCAAAAAATGCAAACTTGTCTAGCTTGCTGGCATTACCATTAAAGCTAATCTTTTCCGCATCAGTAAGGATATGGTCACCAAAGCCGTAGCGAGTCGATGTGAGCAAGTCCCACAAGATCCATGCTGGGTCGCTGCACCACTGCGCTGATGCAAATGTGCCACTCCATATAAAATCATCGGGATAGATAATGCGTCCGTTGGTTTGATCGACGGTGACGCCATTAGGGATACGCACCTTGATGCCACGAATCAAGTAAGACCTTGTTGGGATGCTGCTGAACTGCTCAGCATCAATGCGCGTCCACACCAAGGCGCTGTTGGGGTAGCGCAACTTGGCGTATATGATTTCGGTGTAGCTACTCCAGTTAAAAGCGTTGGCAACTTTTGGATCTGTGCTGTCTGGTCTGTCCCGCTCTATTTTTATGGTGAGTGGATAAACAGGCGCAAGATTGATTAGGTAGTCGCGTTGATATGCGTCGCCGGTACGGCCGTCAATGGTATCGGTTATGGCTAGGTTGTCGCCGCCGCCGTTGTAGTTGACGTAAATACGCAGACCGACTTGAGATCCCAGTATGTCGCCTTGATTAGTAAAGGTCTGTAGTTGCGGGATCGTAATAGTGATGCGTACAGCATTAACGTTTGAATCGGTAATAGATTGCACTACGGGCGAGCCGTACTGCACTGCAAGCCCTACAGCTTTTTCCTCTTCAATGTCAAACGTGCCAGGAATAAATGATTGATCCTGAGTGCCGTTGCGCGTTGCAATGGTGACGTTCTGAAAGTTGTATGTGCCGTTTGCATTTTGCAGTGGCGTGTTATCAATAAAGATAGATTGAGCGCCATTCTTCAGCCCTTGAATTTCGCCTTCGCTGAGCAGGTCAAGAACCTGCGCATACTGCTTGGAATTAAGGCTGTCGTTTGCTGTGACAGGATCGCGAGCCTCGCCACCGCCCTTGCCGCCACCACCGCCTGCTCCGTAGATGCGTGCCATTAGTTATACACCTGCACAGTGTCAATACCAGCAGAGATGACGACGCTGCCGACTATTGTTTCGCCATAGACAATAGGCACTGGTACGCCTTGCCTGCTGACGTTTTGGATGCCGCTGAAGCTGTAGCTCTTGCGCGGGTCATCTTGGCCATCTGATCCTTGCGGCACTTGCGGCGTGGGCGTGAGTAGTTGGGCGACGCCGCCGAGGACGAGGCTGGCGCCGATGCCAATAATGATTGGCACGGCTGCCGAGCCAAGAGTTATAAGACCACCTGCTAACGCAGCCCCTGGAGCAAACAAAAGTGCAAACGCAATCAATGCAATCCCCGCAATAATCCTCCCCGTTGCACCAGCGCCAGCCATCACGGGTACGATCTTGATTTCTTGCTGGCCGGCGGGGTCGTGCAGCTCTTCTGCTACCAAGTCGTAGGTGCCGACGCTGACGCGGTAGTGCTGATCGTTCATGTGGCGCTCCAGTTCTGGCCAGTTCGCAACTAGGAAGCGCACTGCCTCAGCCGCAGTAGCTACGTCAGCTTCAAGCACACGATGGCCGACGAACTTAGCGAGGGCGCCATACAGCTTGATTTTACGCAGCATCGTTTTGCCTCATCGTTCTTTCATTGTAGGAAACTTAGGATGACGCAACCATCGGCCTGTGCATTTTTGCAGCCAGCCGCCGCCTCCGTAAAGATCGCGGCTGCTGAGGCGTCCACGAATGTGATGCAGCACCATGGCGTCGCCAATGTAGACACCGCAATGGTTTAAGCCAGGTCCGCTGATGTTCATCAGCAGAAAGTCGCCTTTCTGTATCGCTTCATCTTGATTCAACTCCCGAAATCCTGCATCACGCCAGCAGGTATCGAACATGGGTGAGGCTTCAAATTGCTCTGGCGTCAGTGGGCGCTCCCAGTCGCGCAAGCGCAGGCCATGGTCGGCGTACCAGTCGCGGGCTAGCGTCCAGCAATCGCTGATGCCCCATGCCCACTGCCTGCCGATTAGCGGTGCCTTAAACCCGGATGGCTTGCATTCACCCCATGTTTCAAGCTTAGGGTTGACGATATACCAAGGCAATCCACTGGCTTCGCAGCCCATTAAATCTGGCTGACTGGGCGATGGTGATGTCATCGGGTGCGAATGCACCACTGCGACTACCTCGCCTTGGTCTTCTGCGTCGGCGTAGTCGTCAGGGGCAAGAATAAATTGATCGTTGCCACTGCTGAGGTTGCGGCATGGTACATAATGCTCGCGGCCTTTGATGACTATTAGCAAGCCACACGCCTCACGCGGGTCTTCCGCCTTGGCATGGGTTAATGCTGCATCGCGCCAGGTCATCCGTAGAAGGCTCCAATGCCGGGGTAGCTTCCAAATGGCAGCTCAGCGACGTTACCAAAATGCGCCTTGCAATCGGTTAAGGTCTTAAGGCATGTAGGCAAACCACCGCTATAGCTACATTCGGTTGATTTGTATACCCACTGACAAATGTTGGCAATACACTGTCGCTTTGGTGCGCGAACACCAATAAGGTCAAATGCCGATGCCAGCTCAAACTCCACCACGTCGCGGGTTTCAATAACCTTGCGGTCAACGTAGTAGACCTCGCGTGGGAACTCCGCTGTAGGGTCTTCAGTTGGGTTAACCGGCTCCAGCAATATTGATCCACCATCTTCCAGCAGTAATGCAAAGCTATCTTCCGTCAGCAGGATGTCGCCACTGGCTGGAAAGTTTGCGGCGTCTAGGTAGCGGCCTAATGTGCGAATGCGCGTAAATTTAGCGCCTTCTAAACCATCTGGCAACGTCAACAGCAATGCAGTGATAGTGCTAAGGATGTTGCTAATACGAATCTTGGGGCGCGGTAATTGACCATTGCCGCTGTATTCAAAGCCCTCGGCTTCAATGGGGAACGCTAGATATGCCTGGCTATTCCAGATGATGTTACCGTTAGTACCAGTTGCATTTACGCCAGCGTGGAAATAAAAGGTTTCATTTGCGTCATGCTGCGCTGTATTTAGCTCCAGCTCAAACAGCTCGATAATTGCGCCGGGTGCAATTTCCTGTAGCGCACTGACGGGTACGCTCATGGTTCATACACTTCTCGAAAAGTCGCCTGAATTTGATTGTTGTTGCAGTTGCTCAACGTCACCTGCCATTCCTCGCAAACGTATTTGCCAGCAATGTTGCGAGGTGATGTCCAGTCAAATGATTCAACGCCGCCACGCGCATCAAAAAATGCCGTAATTTGATCGCGTTCTGAATCAGTACGATTAGAAAATTGAAGAGTCCATTCCTTGGGATCGGTGTTTAGTCCAAAGGTAATCCGCTGTTCGTAGCCGTCTCCAAACTGCGTCTTGCGTACCCGAGGCTTGCTGCTCTCGGTAGCTTCAAAGCTGGGTGTGTAGGTAAAAGTTGCCATGGGTTATGCCATCAGTAGGCCACCAGGCCGTTTTTGTTTAATCAATTCTGCCTGCACCGCTTGCGCAATGGCACGGCCGAGCTGAGCGCCTTGACCTTCGTTGCCCTGCACGCTGGTGCCCTTGGCGTCCACTGAGACGTTTACCGTTGTGCTGCTGCCACCGCCGCCACCTGCGACGCCAAGCTTGCCATCGCGGCCCCGCATTAAAGGCATGATGGCCTCGGGGCCGGATTCGCCCATCAGGCCAGTGCGCATGGAGCCGCCGTTGGCAAACTTAAAGAGCGTGGGTGAACTGACAATTGAATTGGTAAAGGTGCCGCCTTTGGCGAAACCAGTGCGGGGCTGCATACTTGGACCAAATACGCCGCCGTTAGCGAACCCGGTCAAGCCGGGGAAGAGGGCACCAACAGCCTTGAAGATCGCAAACTTGATCAGCATCGCGCTGAGATCTTTCAGCACTGATGCCGCAAACTCTTTGAATGATGCCTTGCCCGTGGTGGCAAACTCAACAATGGCATTGGTCAAACCGTCGATGCCGTTTGTGGCAATGCTGGCGAGGTTTGAACCAAGGTCAGTGGCTGCGTCGTAGGCCTGCTTAAAGGACTCCTTGAACTTTGTGCCAAAGCTGTTGCTGCTTTCTTCTTGCTTCTTGGTCGCATCATCCAGTGCGCCGGCACGCTCGCGCAGCAGCCTGATCTGCTCAGCCAGTGCCGGGTTGGTTGCTGCCAGAATGTCCAGCTGCAGCAGGTTCACCTGAGCGTTCAGTTTCTCCAGCTCAGTCAGCTCGGTCTTGCCGCGCACTACCTCTGCAATCTTGGCGTCGTAGTCGGCCAGGCTGGGCAGCAGGTCCTTTAGACCTTGCTGGTATTGACTGTCAGCTACATTTGCCAATGATGCGCCGAGCTGATTGATCAAATCAATCGTTGGCTTCATGTCAAAGCTAACTCCAACTTTTGCAAGCTCGTTGGAAAGATCAACAAGGTCATCTCTAAAATCATTTGTTATGCGCGTTGCGTCCGTTAGTTGGTTGCCGCGCTCAATAAACAATGCGTCAGCGGCGGACACACCAACCCCTGCATAGGCGGCGTTAGTGTCTTCAATGCTGCGCCGCAGCTTTTCTTGCATGTCATAGGCCTGTGTTTCCAGCGTCTGCCGCCGATCTAGCAGGCGCTCCTGCTCAGATGCAGCACTCTTGGCATCTGCTGCTCTCCGTTTCGCATCCGCTGTTGCTTTGCGGGCTGCTGCTGCCGCTTCCTTGTCTGCGCCGCTGGTGTCCAGCGCCATGTTGCGCCCGCCCGTGCGGCGGCCGGTGCCGGGTGATGCCGCGGACCCAAAGGCCAGCTTGTTCAGGTCGGCAATGGCTTGCTGCGCTTCCGCAAAGCCACTGCTCACGGCAGTGGTAATGGTGTTAAATGCAGCGCCAAAGTCGCCCGCAAATGCCTGGCTTGCTGCCTGCACTGCTGCAACGATGTTTTTGATCAAGATGTCCACCGCCTTGACGACGGTGTAAATCGCAACCGCTATGCCGCGGATCACACCCTCAATCACCTTGAACAGCGCCGTCCAGTCTTGGTCAGTGTCGAATAGATCGCCAAACACCTCAAGGATTGTTTGCAGCGCAGGCAGCAGTGCATCGGTCAGCTCGAGCCCGAAGCCTTGCGTCTTGATGCCCAGCTCGGTGATCGTGTCATTGAATAAATCCGAACGCGCTGCAAAGTCTTCGCCCACCTTGTAGGTGAACTTTTCCATGCTGGCCGCGCCTTCGTTCAGGAGCGGGATCAGGTCTGATCCCGACTTGCCAAACAATGCAACCGCCGCGGCCGCCTTCTGCGCACCATCGGGCATGTCGGCAAAGCGATCAGCGATCTGCTTCAGCGCCTTGTCTGCCGGCACCACCTGGCCGTTGGCATCCTTGATCGAGACGCCCAGCGCCTTGAACTTCTGCGTCAGCCCGTCATTACCCTCGGCGGCCTTGACCAGGTTCACGCTCAGCTTGGTCAGGCCTTTGCCAAGAGTGGCTTGATCAACGTCCGCCAGTTTGGCTGCATTGCCCAATCCGATCAGCGCATTGGCTGCAATGCCGGTCTTGGCCTGCAGGTTGAACAGCTCATCGCCTGCGTCGATGGATTTCTTGATGACAGCCGTCAGCCCGCCCACAATGGCGCTGCCAGCGATTGCTGCACCAAAACCAGCCACTGCACCTTTGAGGTTGTTGAACCCCAGCGCAGCGTTCTTTGCCTGCCCCTGCAGCCCCTGCATGGAGTTGCCCAGCCGGCGGATGTTGTTCTCGCCTTGAACGGCCGCTTTGATGCGGAGCATGGCATCCATGTTCATCGCCATGTCAGATGCTCCTGCTGTTGATCGAGACCATTACCGCTGCCTCCATCACCTGCAGGTCCTCCAAGAGCGCGCGAGGGTCTTTTACTTCGTACATCATAAAGAGCCAAGCCACTGCTCCATAGTCCAATCCCAGCACGCCGCTCATTGTGGTGCGCCACTGCGTCTGCACTCGCAAGAACATCTCTAGCACCGGCCAGTTTTCCTCCCATACCTCAAAGTCATCGGATCGGGGTTGCTCTGGCAGCGCCACTCCAAGGATGGCGGCATCGTCTTGAGTTTCATCTTTAACGCCGCCGCCGGCCCAATGCTCGGCGGCCTCTATCAGTTTTTTCTTTTGGCTCCTTTGATGCTGTCCATGTATGCCTTGAGTACAGCAATAGCCAAGAATGGCACCTCTAGCAATTCATTCAATCCCTTCTCGCTGAAAGGGATCTCATTGCCTTCGTCATCGTTGATGCCAGACCAACCAACCAGCACATCGCGAGCGATGTCGGTGATTTGATCCAGATCACCTAGATCTTCAAGCTTCTGCAGCTCGGCAACCATCGGACCGATTTTGCTTTGTGGCAGGCGCTTGAACTCACCATCAAAGGTCTGGCGCTCATGGCGGCCACCATCGATCGGGAGATCAAAGGCGACCGGCCATGAGTAGGTGCCAGATTGCTTAAGAACGAATGCCACGCGGATTAGGTGTAAGCGATTGACAGCTCATCATTGCCCGAACTGGTCGGAACCGCAATAAACGGCATGTTGAGCATCTGCACGCCATCCTGATCGCTGTAGGTCAGATTGCCTAGATCAGACTGCGCAGTGGTCACCGTGCATCGGTTGCCGGCAGTGGTGCCGTGCTGGAAGGTGATGCTGCCTGTGCTGCTGCCAGTAGCGATTCCAAAGAAGTCCTTGGCCGCAATGGTCGGCGCCTCGATCACAACGGTGCCGCTGGGCATCCGGTTGGTGATCAAGATCTCCTTTGAGCAACCCACCAGTTCGCGGTAGATCACATCATTGGCGAGGCTGAAGTTGTAGGACTGCAGACAACCGCTGTAGGAGAACGCCGAGAAGCTGGTGGTGTTGCCTTCCTTGAACAGGAGCGGAGCCGCCTGGTTGGCGTAGGTCGGGGTGGGCAACGTCTCGTCGGTTGGAGCGTTGTAGATCCCCGTCATCGTGAAAGCGATTGATGGGATCGCACCCACTTCGGCGCTGATGTCAAATGTGCCGCGGCAGCCCGTCAGCTTGTGGCGAATCCCGTCTTCGTGGTAGTAAATGGTAGAGCTTTCAAAGCCGCTGCTCTCGGGCGCATAGGTGGCGCTGGTGCTGGTGACCAGCGTCTCGCTAAGGCCGCAGCTGCGCAGCACTGGGCCATAAGCCGGAGCGGTGCCTGCCGTACCGGAGCCAGCCAGCTCAACCTCAAAAGTAACTTCAACCCGAGTTTGAGCCAGCAGTTGATCAGCTTGGCCCATGTATGGGCGCACCAGGTCGCGGTTCACCGTGTCGGCAACTAGCGGCTGGATCTCAAGGTTGCGCACCAAGATCGCGTTGCTGGCCCCACTCGGCGTCGAGTCGGTGCCGTAGGTGGTTTCAATCTTCGCCAGGATCAGGCGTCGGCGAGTCAGAACTGATGCCATTAGAGGCTACCTCGAAGGTTGGATGAGGGGCCGGCTGGGTCCGCTCGACGAGCTTTCGCTTGCCGGTTTTAGGATCGACCAGGTAGCTGCCGCCCTGGCCTTTGTGTTCGTCCACCATGATAGCTGCTAAGGGCTAAGGGATAAATCGGCAACTTTCGTCCGATACCTGACAGCGTAATCGCAGCTGATCACACCACTGGGTTGATCTGCTTCAACCAGATCAAACGACACCGAAATAGGTTGCACATCGTAGGCATAGCCGCCCAGTGTGAGATCGGCCATCACCTTGGCGTGCAAGCTTTGAACTGTTGCATCAGCGACTTGATCGGGGATGTCGCCGCGAACAATCACCGAGATGCGAACGGTCAGGGTCCAATCCAGCGTTGGGAGGCTGGTGTTCTGCTGAGCGTTATCACTGACAGGCTCGACCACGATCGCCGGCAGTTCGCCTCTGCTCATTGGTTCAACCCTGCTGCGATAGATCCGCGTGCTAACTCCTGTGGTGCCCGTCAGTGCGGTGCGGATCGCCGCCAAGATGGTTTCGCGTTTGGTTGCCATGGGTTAAGCAGATGCAACTTGAACGACAGTACAGATGATGCCGGGGATGCTCGGATGCGCGAACGGGCTGGTCTGGGCTACTTCAGCATGGATGTAGGCTGCCACGTTGCTGGTCGCCCACATCAGCTCGAGGTAGTCGTTTGTCGTCACGCCCAGCACGAAGTTGACGCAGCCGATCACGTTGCCATCAACGCTGCCATGTCGGGCAATGACGCTAAATCGGCTGTCGCTGGCGGGCACATCGGCGCCGTTCTTGCGGAGCCAGACGTTGATGTCGTGAATCGAGTTGTCGGTATTGCTGAATTGAATCGAGAACGTGATGCTGTAAATGCCGGGATGATCGAAAGTGATCCGCTCGTTTGAGATAATCTTCGTGCCACGGCTTGTCGTATCAATCTGCCGCAGCTTGATCGCATAGGCCGTATTGGCAAGGGCTGCCACCTGCGAGGTCTCATCCCAGAACGAGCCCCAGTAGCCAGGGTTCCCGAAGTAGGGCAGGCCAGACCATGCCGTGCGGCCATCGCCAATCTTCAGGTTCTCAGTTTCGCTTTCAATGCCAGGCTCACCAGCCAACACCACTGGGTTGAGTGCTGCCCATTGGCTGCGTGTGTTGACCTTGAAGGGGCCACTCATGTCTTTTGCAGTGCGATCTGAACAAACTTGCCATCGTCGATCAACATCGTCTCTCGCACCGTATAGGCCACGCTATCAACCGTGATCGAGTTGCCACGAATCAAGCTGCCAAAATTGGATGTGCGCGCAGTCAGCGTGTAGTCAGTGCTAAGCACCATGCCATCGCTCAGGATCTGGCTCGGCATATCCAAGATGCCATTAGCAGTAACGGCGCCAGCTGTGCAGCTGACGCCGAAGTCTGCAAGGAAGATGCTTAGGTCTTCCGTAAACGCCATCAGCTGTACTTCTTGGAACCCAATCCGACAATTGCTACAGCGCCGGCACCAGTGCCGCCTGCAACCGTGACCACTGCCTTGACAAACCGCTTCATGTCGTCAGCGTTGACCGAGATCTTCTGAACAGATGCGGTGTTAGCGGTAGTGATTGTGAACGCGCCGCCGGTTACATCGGTGTAGGTCCCACCTGATGTGTCGGAAGCGGTCAGCTTACCAAGGTAAGTAATGCTCGCGCCGCCTGCTTCGGCGCAAAGGATCACAGCGATGTCGCCTTCATAATCCACCAAGTCAATGGCGGTGCTTGCGGTGACAGTAGCTGTCACCACATCATTAGGCAGGAAGTTAAGGACCTCAGTTTTGGTCCCAAGATTGAGAATGGTCATGGCTTAGCCCTCCGTCGGGGGGATTGTGGTTTTGGTGCAGGCTCAGGCTGAATTGCCTGAACAATAGTGGCTGCCACGTTGGCAACCTCGATCGCCTTACCAATGCCGATCAACAGCCTGGCGTCAGAGGGGGAAGCCTCGATGACCTCCCCAATCCGAACCACCTGGCCCGCCAGCATTGTTTGCCGTAGGACCTCGATCAACATGATCAGAGGGTGTTGTTGCCGCGGCTGAAGGATTCAGGATGGCGAACAGCAATGTCCACGTCCTGCATTGCCACAACGCGCACGGTGCCCGATGTGCTGTGGGTGTAGGGGTCCACCATCAGATCCAAGCCGGAGAAGTAACCAATGATCAGATCGGCAAAGTTGCCAAACCACAGATCATTAGCTGCCACCTGGTTGGAAAGCACGCCGGGGTAACCGTTGACTTCGCCATTCTCCATGATGAAGATGCCGGAGCCCGCGTCCTTCTTCGTCGTCTTCAGGTTGCCGCGCATAGCAGCGTTCATCAAATAGACAGGGTTGCCCATCAATGCGTTGGCGGTTGCCACGTCGCTCTCAAGCGCCACCACCTCAGCGAAGGTAGGAGCATCATTAGCGAAGTCTTCGGTGTTGATGCCGGTGGTTAGCTTGAGGCCGAGGGGCTCGCTGTTGCTACCGGTGCCGTAAAGGCCAGACAGGTCAATCTTCAGGGCAAGAACAGTGGCCAGATCGGTGCGGATCATGTTCTCCACGTCGATGCTCGACTGGAGCATCAGGCGGCGGCTGTAGTCAGTGAAAGCGGCAACCGTTTTAGGGGTCAGGCTCACCTGATCAACAGTTTGCTGGCTCTCGGTAGGCGAACCAGATTCAGCCACCCAGTAGGCGGTGCCAGCGCCGGATTGGCGAGGGATGGCAACGTTGCCGGTAAGGCCGGTCAGCACGGTGGCGCCAGCTTGGTCCAGTGCCGACGCATTGCGCAGCAGGTCGATGAAGCTGCCAGCATCAAGATCAGTAGCAACCAGGTTGCCGCCAGCTGACGCAGTGCCAACGTTCAGGTCACGGCGCAGCACATCCTGAGGGATGGTGATGCCACGCGATTGACGGCCCAGCTTTGCAGCTGCAGCGTCAGATGCTTCGATCTCAAAAGCAGCAGCCTCACGGGCTGAGCGATCGGTCGGGTTGGCTAGATAGTTGATGGCACGCAGGAAGGAGAACTTACGGCTCTCCTGTGCGGTAAGGCCAATTTCAGCGGCGCTCATGTTGACAGGCTCCTGTTGAATGTTCATTTTGTCAAGAACAGCAGCCCGTGCCTCGTCGATTGAACGACCAGACTCGACCAGCTGGCGGCCCAGCTCGCCCATGTTGTGCTTATCGCACATGGCAGAGATTTCAGCAATGCGGGAGCGCTCAGCCTCAACGGCTTCGGCCCGCACCACGGCCAGATCGGTGGCGTTGGTTTCCATTGAAGGAAGGGGATCAGGGGATGGTGCTGCCGAAGCAGCGGGTTTTGTGGGCGTCAAAGCGCGGCCGATGCCCACGGTTTTGTCAGCAGGAACGCTGACGATCGACACCTCGTAAGGTGCCCAGGCAGTGGCAACAAAGTCACCGCTGCCGCGCTCCTCCATTTTGTCAATGGAGTAGCCGAAAGACACGTTCCGTAGAACGCCGTCCTTCACATCACCCAATATCTCTTGGGCAAAGGCATTGCGGCTGAACCGCACCCGCGCATAACCGCGGCGCCCTTTGCTGTCGATTCTTGCGCCCTCAACAACACCAATCACTCGGTCCGGGTTGTGGTTAAACAGCAACGGCGCGCCATCGTTCAAGCGGCTCAAGTCAGCCGCGCTGGCCTCATGGCTCAGGATCTCGTTGCCGAAGTAACGAGCAACGGGGAACTCAGAACTGAACGGGAACTCGTAGGTGCGATCCTCCACCTCGTCAAAGGTGGTCAGTTCAGCGCGTTGATATTTGCCGATGCCAGTCATGGCCCGCAGTGCGTCGATCTTGGTCAGCGTCGAGAACTTATGCCCAACCATCGTCTCGGTCGCCTCCCAGCCTTCATCGCCTTCGCTGTAGATCCTGATCAGCGCAGCCGGATCCTCAAGGGTGGCTTCAATGCTGAACTCAGTCCCAGGCACATTCAAGCTGCCTTCTCGAAGCACGTTTTCAATTCGGCCCCGCGCTGTGCCACCGCTTGAATCCCACTGAACGAAATCACCATCGCTCAATTCATTAGGTTCAGCCCGGTCGGCAGCCATCGCGCGATCTTCTTGCAATGTCTTGATTCTATCGGCTTTTGCGCTAGCCCATACTTGACCATCATCTCCACCCCATGCCGCCCATGCAACACGGCCAGGTGATGGATAGCCGTCTTCATCAGGACTAAACCCTTCGCCTTGCTTATCGACTTCATGCCTGGCGAACCAAGCCGCCATCGTGATCACCGTGTCTGGACTCAACTCATCGCCGCTCAATATCTGGCTGGCCCGGTTCGCTGCCACCTCAGTGCCACCGGGCTCGCCGTCAGCTTTCCACTCGCGGTAACGCTCCGCTTCGGTGCGCATCCCATCGGTTGGCATCAAGTTGATCTCAGTGCCGTTGACGTTCGCCATCAATCCTCTGGATCCTCCAGCGGATCCTCGAGCACTGATAGCTCTTCGTATTCCTCGTCTTCCATTGATGATTCGGTTTGTTCAAACGCAGGCTCAGCACCCATTGGCATGAATGGCTGGGACACCCCGCTGCCGTTCACCTCGCTCGGGTCAGTGTCTAGCACGATGTCCAGCTCGTCAAGTTTGGCCAGCTCTGACTGACGCTGCGTCAGCACATCATCCAGATCCCCACCCTGTTCGCTGATCACTTGCGCCAGCGTCTTGAACCCGCATCTCACGGCCGCCTTATAAGCCTCCACCTCACGCTGCGGATCCACCCACTCCCAGCTGCGGGGCACCCACTTGCTAGCCCGGTAGCGGTCAGGGTTGGTTTCGTAACCCGGCAAATTCAGCGCACCGCTAAGCACCGCCATCTCAAGCCATGCCTCAAACACCGGCTGGTGGAAGTTCTCGATCATGTACCGCTGCAGCACCCGATAGGTGTCACGCTCCTCAAGAAGGCTCAGCCGGCTGCTGCTGTAGTTGCTCTCGCTAAAGTTTTTGCTGATGCTCTCGAAGCTCACACCCACGCCAGCCGCCACGGCCCTCAGCATCGATCGGGTGAACGGCTCAAGCTGACCATCAGGTGCATTCAGATCAGGTACTGTCACGCTCTCGCCTGGTGCCAGATACTTGAACACGCCTGGCGTGAACTCACTCACTCGCTGACCTTCGTAAACCTCATCACCCATCAGCTCGCCTTCTGGCGATTGGATGAATCCCATCAGTGCACTGCTGGCCCGTGCCCTCACCAACTCGGCTTCCTCATAACCCTGCAGCATGTGAAGCCGCATCAACGCCGACGCAAACCACGTCACGCCCCTGGTCTGCCCCGGCCGCTCCGGCAGGAACAGATGGATCACCTCATCAGCAGGCACCCGGATCTTCCGGCCATTGGTCCGAGGGTTACCCGCATAGGTATCGCCCGGATGGTTCGCGTAGAAGTGATACGCCTGCGGCCGCAGATAACCATCCACCTCGATGCCCATCCGAACCGTGTTGCCGGCCGCTGCCTGCGGCACCTCGTCATCGATCAGATAGTCGGCCTCAAGCACCTGCAATGCAAATGGCACCCGGCTACCGCCAAATGATTGGCGGATCATCCGAATAAACACCTCACCCGACTCGGCCATGCTGCGCGCCAGCAGGCGCTCCATGTCGTGGAAGCCCAGAAGCCCGCTTACATCGCAGCGGCTTTTGTGCATCCACCGCTCCCATTGCTCATGCACTTGGCCATTGATCACCTCATCAAGGCGCCCGCCGCGCAGCATCTTGATCTGACCTTGGTGCCGGATCCCATGGCCGATCACATTGTTCTGGATCGCGCGCACCGTTTGCCTTGCGTAGTCGTTGTCACGCACCAACTGACGCGCACGGTTGCGTAGTGCCTTGAAGCTCGACTTGATCTCGCTGTCAGCGCTGGTGCCACTTGTCACCCAGTCAGCAGTCAACCGGCTAACGCGTGCGCCTTGATAGGCCCGACGCTTTGGCCGCAATGGCTCAAAACCCATCGCCCGAAACAACCGCGTGCGCAATCCCATCAGAACCTCACGAACAGATTGTGGGGATTGCCAAGGCCGTTAGCGATTAGGTCCGCCATTTGCTCGCGCTTCACTTCAGCCTTGAGCTTACTTTCAAGCTGCAGCAAATCGGCCATATCGTACTTCTTGAGGTTGCGGTTGCCGATCGTGTATTCCTTCGCAACACCGCCAGCCACAATCGCGCGGATCGCTGCTTGCACCGCTACAAGATCCTGCTCTGCCTGCGACCGTCCATCAACCGCTCCAGGTGTGCCGCTATAGCTCAAGCTGCGCAACACCGTCAGCTGCCCAGATCCCATCGTCACCGTGCTGCCGGTCTTGGTAGCAACCGCTTGCCAATACCACTGCCCAGCATTCAAATCAATGCTGGTGCCAGCAGCAATCGTAAACTCCCACCCAGTCCCGTAAGCGCTGCCGACCACCGTTGCGCCTTCCGTTGCCGTGTTAGTCCGCAGGTAGTAAGTCAGCGTGTAATCGGAGCTGCTGATCGCATTGCCCAAATTATCGGCACCAGGTACATCCCGCCACTGGATCGTGTCGCCTGCTCTAATTTCGCTCGGGATGTTCACGGCCTACCAGTTGCTGACGAAGCCACTGACAGCTGCAGGAGCCGGCTGTCGTTTCGATCTTAGCGGCGGCGTCTTCCCATGCTCGAGCTGATCCGCCAACTGCTGCCACATCGTTGCCCGGTTCATTCGTCTTGAGAACAACAGCATCGCCGCATACGCATAGACCACACAGTCCAGCGCTTCGTTTCGATCACCTGCTTTCTTCACCCACTCCCGAATCGGGAAGCCGCGGTGGTAACGCAACGCCTGTCGTTCGCTGGTCAACTGCCTGAAATACTCCTCATCCGCTGCCATGCCGAAGTGCAGCGTCCCGATGCCGCCTGCTTCGTTATGCCGCAGCCGGCCAAACAGCGTTGTCTTGATCGTGTCAGTACCCAGCTGATACAGCGTCACACCACGTTTCAACACTCGACCCTGCCAGCTCACATCCACCTTGTTGCCTTTGCCAACTGCTGGGCTGTTGCGCCTGCTGCTGCCCTTGATCGCCACCACGTTTTGCCGTACGCGATCGCGCACATATCGATAGACCTCATGGGTGCAGTGGCCACCACTATCCACCGCCACCTGCGACACCTTCAACGCCTTGCCTCCAGCCGTTGCCCATTCAGTCACCAGCACCTGATCCAACTGCCCCCACACTTCCGTCTGCGTTGGATCACCCATCAGCTCTTGATGCCAGATCATCCAACCCGTTTCACCTTCGCCCCAACCCCACACGCTCACCGCTAAGCGATTGTCCTGCACGTCAACGCCACACGTCAGCAGCACCACGCCAGCGGGGCATGTGCCTGACTCATACGCCAACCGCTTACCCATCAACCCATCAGCACTCACGGCCGCGGCATAGTCCTCCTCCCATGTCTCGGCCAGCCTTGTGTTAACAAACGCCTTCAACGCCGGCGCATCTGATTTGGCCCGCAGAAAATCATCCACCAGCTGCTCCCAACTGCACCACCCGAGCGGGCTATAAAGCCCCGACAGTTGGAAGCCAGCTGTTCGGCCATCGCTTGGCGCCGTCGCGCGCCACTCACCAGCCGACAGCATTGCCGCTTTGTGGTTTTCCTCAAACCGCTCACCGCAGTGCTCGCACTGATAGCGCACATCACCCGGCCGCTTTGCGTCCCATTTGAGCCGCGGCCATTGCAGCCACTGCATCCCACCGCAACTAGGGCACGGCACATAAAACCGCCGTTGATCGCTGCGCAAATACTCCGCCTCAATCCGGCTGAAGTCCTTCACCGTTGGCGTGCTAGTCAGCAGGATCTTTCGCCTAGCGAACGTCGTCGTCCGTCGCTCCGCCAGCGCCACCGGATCGCCCTCGCCGTCCACGTCACTCGGGAAGGCATCCACCTCATCAGCAAACAAGTAACGGCACGGCGCCGATCGCAAGCCCGTCGCACTGTTGGCTCCAGTCAGCAGCATGATCCCGCCGCTGAACTCTTTGCTGAACATCGTGTTGCCCGAATCCCTCGCCCGTGCTGGCGCAATCTTCGCCGCCAAGCATGGCGTGTCGGTGATCATGCTCTCAAGCCGTTGCTTGCTCAGGCGCTTTGCCATCTCCACCGTTGGCTGTACGCATAACATCGGCCCCGGCGCATGGTCGATCACATAGCCCAGCCAGTTGCTGCCAGCCTCGGTCTTGCCCGTCTGTGCCGCGAACATCATCACCACACGCTGCACCGGGCTGTTGCTGCTCAAGCAATCCATCGGCTCCCGTAAATACGGCGTCCGCCCCGTGCGCCACGGCCCAGGCTCAGCGCTTGCCTTGCTGCTCAGCTTTCGGTAACGGTCAGCCCACTCGCTCACCGTCAACGGTTCCTCAGGTCGCAGGCCCTCGAGGAATCCGGTTCTCCATGGATTACCCATTGCTCAGCTCCACCAACGCCGCACGATGCTCATCCGTCAGCACCGCATGGATCCGAACCGGATCCGTCTCACCTGCTAGCTGGTAACTCAATCGATCCGCCAGGTTGGCCAGTGCCTCGCGCACGCTACGGCCCAGCGCAAACGATTCCTTCTGCACATCCACCGCAGGCACCAGCTCCTTCCGTTTCAAATCCACCTCAAGCTTCGCCAGCTCCGCTTGGTAATGCTCACGCCTTGCACGGCTTTCATTCAGTTCCGGGATCTCATCATCGGGTAACCCAGCTACCTGCTGCCGCAACTCACGCGCATCCTTAGGCGGCAATGGCTCAATCAAATCTGGTTTGCTTACCTTTGCGTTGTGTGTTGCTTTTGTGTTTTGGTTCCAAAGTTGCAACGCAAGATCACGATCCAACCATCGCTTGCCATCCTTTTCAATCACTGCATCAGCAATGCGGCTCTTCGTCGCTGCTGTAACCGTGCCCTTAGCGCAGCCTTTGATTGCGGCAAACTCGCTAAATGTGACCAGCACTCTGTTGTTGACTCTTATCGTTCACTAATAGCATAGTGAACTGTTGAACTATTGAACCGCTGGGGACGTTGTGTCTCATGCGTCTTACGTTGAGACTCGTTTGAGACCATTGCTTGCTGACGCTAGCCAAAGCGAGGGCGTGGGAATTACCA